AGCTGACTGCAACCAAGCCGTTCACCATGTGGGCTACTTCTGCCTTGTTCGCGACGCGGACCGCGTCTCGGAGGTAGAAGGGCGTCACCCGACGCCCCTGATAGTAGTCACCCCCGCAACTCTCTCGGAAACGAGAATTGGGGTTAACAAAGGATTTCTCCTCGTTAACGGTGAATCCCATAAACTTAAGCAGCCTCAATAGGTCAGAGACAAACTCTGTCCGGATGACTATGTCGTCACCATAAACCGCGTGATCGCGGCTACCTACTGCACGACAGGCTGCAGTGAAGAAAAGGGTTTCCAAAGCAAAGGTGTATCCATTACCCATGCTACTCAGCTTGGCGTACCGTTGCGGTGCGCTTTGCCAGGGGGCCCTATAGAGGGTGGACCGGATACTGACGATGAAGTCGTACCAGTCCCAGGGAAGCAACCAAGCAGCGAGGCTAATCGCCACTGTGTCACTTGCCCCTTTCAGGTCTATTGTAGCCCAGGATCCGTCAATGGATCCCTGGCGGGCTAAGTCCTGATTCCTCTCCTGTGAACTCAAGTCGATACCCCACCTCCGTAGCAACCGTTTAAGGAAGCTATCTACAGCAAGCTGTAGAGGTAGTGCGTGGGTCGGCTCTTTCGCTATCATGCGATGAGTTTTCCAGTTCTTCGGAACAAAATCCACGGCGTTCATCTCGACCGCCGCAAACTTTAGGGGGGCTAAGTCAACACCCAATTCCTTGAGTATCGACCCGATCAGTGTGACGGCCGCGCGTGGCGCACGTATCTTTCCCGTTATTTTTAAGAACGGGTACGAGCGTTTACGCGACCTATCCTCGGTCGCTCCACTAGTGAGGCTTATCTTACGGGGTAACACCTCAATAAGATCAGTCACCGTTCCAACAAGATGAGCTATATCTTGCTCCATCCGGCCCATCCACTTAGCGATATCACCCGGCATTCTAGTCGGGTTTAAGCCATAGTGGTCAAGGCGCTTGTTGGTTATCCTACACTGGCGTTCGCCTGCTTCAAAGCTGCTTCGCGCAGCCTCTCGGCATCGGTTCTCGTCAGCAAAGGACGCGTTCTTCTTGAAGAGCGCAGCTACTTGGCGCAAGGCCAGTAGTTC